TCAAATGAGCAAAGTACGGATCGATGATCATTTCATCGACGTGCTGTCTCACACGGAAGATATCGCTTCTTGCGGAATCATCCCTGTACTGCTCAACAGTTGCGTTCTCGGGGCTGTCACCCGTCCACAAAAACGTCCTGCCCATAGTAGGATCAGAAAGTTTTTGACCTTCGCCGATCACCGCAAGCATTGCGTAATCGTCACTCCAGATATCCGCACCCTGAAACGCTTTGCCTTCCTTGGCGGTGTTATAAATCGCTCGGCCGACAAGAATCTTTTTGATCCCTAAAATGTCAGCCAATGCGTTCAACAGCTCCGCTTCGGTCAATCTTGCGACATATTGGATCGCACCCTTAATACCGTCGTTTGCAATCAGCCTGTCGAGATTGGCTTTACTGATGACAAGCGTCTGAGGATCCATACCGCAGTTTTTTCTGACCTTTTCACGGACTTCACGAACCTGTTCAATAACCTCTGAAGATTTATTGTCCCAAGGTGCGGCTGAATAATCCGTGTACAGGTTGGAACCTGAAAAGGTAGCCGTATCAAACACTGCTGATGCGATCCTTTTCTCCTGCGCCTGAAGAACCCTGCGGGTAATTATCTGAACGGTTGTAAGCTCTGAATCGAAATCAGTGGCATACATTTCACGCTCGGAATCATCCAGAGGCCCTTCAAGACCATGTTCCTCGCAGTTGTACTGGCGGTCTTTTGCCTGAAAAGAATCCCTGTTGTAATTACCTCTCGGAGCACGTTTGGTGTCCGCTTCCCGGGTAATACTTTCTCTGGTGATAGCAGGGAAAATGCTTGCTTTCTTCATGGTTCTGAAAATAGGAAGCACACGTGTACCGATAAATTCATCCGCATTCTGGATAAACTCCAAAGCCGCTTCCCCAAGCTCCAGTCTCGGCACTGCTCTTGTTCCTTGATAGTCTGGCATTTTAATTTCCTCCTTTAATTGTTTAGGCGACTAACACTTCAACGACTTCCAAATCGTCCGCTGATTCTTCCAAGACTTTTCCCTGAATCGACCCGCTCACAACCGCAGAAACTTTTCCGTCATCCGCTCCGTAAAAATCTCCACCGGCGCTGATCGCATCAAGGGCAACAACCTTGAACGTGCGTCCCCGTGTTTTCAAATCAACCGTTATATGCTCGCCCTGACTGGCTTTAGCGGCTGTTATACCGATAAAATCTTCTCCGGCGTCAGCATACTCAACCTGAGATCCGCTACCGGCTGATAGCTTCACCCTGCGGTAAGCCTCTAAATCTTCTCCCGCAACAAATGCTTTTGACCCAATGTTAAACTGTGACATTTTGCTCCTCCTTTTTCTTTAAGCGTCTTGTTTTGCGGTTGCTTTTAACGCGTCGGTTATGCTTCCACCATGCTCTCTCTGAAAAGCTTTCGCTCTTTCAAGATGAGTTAATTTCTTCTTCGGTTCTTCCTCGCCATCAGGCCCGACTTTTGGAGCTGAAGCATTGTCCAGATCGTCTAGCCGTTTCTGCTGGAAGTTAATAACCGCCTGATCCAAAGTGATCCCTTGCTCAACAGCTTCCAAAGCCATATCGTTTAAACCTTCAAACGCCTGTGCTTTTTTAAGAATCGAAACTGCCCGATCCCTCTCCTGCTGAACACCCGAAGCACTTCCTTCCTGAAAGATCGAATCAAAAAGATCCTTTCTCTCCGTCTTTAACTGCTCTAGCGTTAACTCGTTCATCACTGCTACCTCCTTATGTTTTTTTGTAACCATATCTCTGTTAACCCTATATCTATTTAAAAACCCGATTGTTTTTTCTACCGCATCAGGATTGTTCAGGAATTTATCCAAGAACGATGTCATTTCGTACGACGGCAACACGCTGTCAGAAAAAAACATACTTCCGAAAAAACCGTTATTGGCCGCCGGGTCATCCACGACATCAACAGAGAGAAGTTTCTGAACCCGGATAAACGGCGGTAGTCCGTTTCCCTCCGAATCCAATTCTTCCCGTGGTTCCTCATCCCAGTGGATAACCATTGACGCTCCGAACATTTCGGGATCGCTCTCGGCAAGTTTCATCACGTAACCAGCTAAGTCGCCGTCCGGAGTGTCAAAGGCGGTCTTATCCACATGCAAATCAGCCCTGACGATATCGCTGTCACGCCTGAAATTGCGTACTCTGCCTAAAAACGTGCCTAACGCCGTACTACTCATATTGGGATGACCAAATCTGGACTTAATGCCGACCTTTGATTTGTTCCCGAGATTAACAACCATATCCAAAGCCTGATCGTCAAACTCGCCCCGTGAGTCTTTCGTCATGCCTTTGGTCACAACTGCGAATCCATGAATGACTGCGTTTTCCTTATCAATCTTGACATCACCAGCACGAGCGATATCTGTTCTAAAAAAATCTTTCTTCATCATTTACTCCTCACTTCGATTGTTAGGTTCTGTGCCGTCCTCATCTGCGTCGTCACCATTACCTGTATCTTCCTGCACAACTTTTTCGAGTCCGAGTTCCTTGATTTTTTCTTCTTCACGTTTTCTTTGTTCAAAACATTCCTCCCAGTCTTTGCCTTGAGCCGAAAAAAGATCTGAGTAGGTAACGATCCCGTTTTTAATCCCGACTTCTGCGGCTTTGGCTTCTTTAAGCGGATCAACCCATTCCCATCCCGGAGTTATCCATGAAGCATTAACCCAGTTCTGCCTTTTCTCATAAAAAGGAATCGTACCGAGATCGCCCCGCAAATACGCTTCCTCGAGAACCATGTCCCAGACCGGCTGGCATAGCTTGCGTGCGAGCCATTCCTGACGCACCTTAAAATATCTGCGGGCTTCCAAGAGAGCCGCCCTTGCGCTGGAATAATTTGTCTTTGAAAAATCTTTTGCGACTAACTCGTAAGGAAGCCCAAGAGCCGCTGAAATCGCCCTGAGCATTTTTTCAACAAACGGCTCAAACGTTGCGCTCGGTCGTTGGGGATTAAACGAAGTAACAGATTCACCGGGAAGAAGATGTTTAATCATTCCCGGCTCAAGAGATTCTATTAATTGATTCTTAAAATTTCGGTCGTATCCTGTGTTAACATCCATTGATGATTCGGACGTGATAAATATCGAGAAGCAGGCCGCAATCCGAGCCGCTACAAGTTCGGCTTCCGCATATTCAGATAAATCCTTAAAGTATGTAAGAACAGGGGCAAAGAACGGAACACCCCGGGTCTGCCCTGAACGCTGTACCGGATACAGATGAAACACATTCGCACGGCCGTACTGATTGCGTGCGGGAATTTCGACAAACTTCCTGTCATCAGCCTTTGAGTAACGGTAATCGCCGGGATGCATTTTCTGGATGAAATAGGAAACCGGCTCGCCGTTTTCACCGATACGCACACCTGCTCTGATAGTTTTATCTCCACGTTTTTCCGGAGGCGTGGCAAGCCTGTCGGCTTCGATAACCTGAAGGGCAAGTGAGTAAGGGCGATTTTTATCCTTTATCATTACCGGAATGATAATAGCTTCGCCGTTCTCAAGAATCTGACGGTCAACTAACTGCTGTATTTCATAGAAGTCCATGCGATTCCCCGCATCAGCGAATGGAAGCCATATCTTCCACACTCGTTCGGCTTTTTTCTGGAACTTAGCCGCTTTGCTCTCACTGACCCCGAGAACCTCACGGTCAACACGGCTTTGCGGTCTAATCCCAGTCCCGACAACATTCGTTGTCATTGTGTTTGTAATCCCTGAAGCGTGTGCGTCATTACGGTTTAAATCCCGGCTACGTTCCCTGAGGTCAGGAAGATCAGGAATGATATCCTGATCCGCAGAACCGCCACCGGGAAGCCAAGATGAACGCATACGGTTTCTTTCAGCGCCACGGTAAGCCCCAAACTTCTCGGAGATCTTAATCGCCTGCCTGAACATGCGCCTTTTAAATGCGGTCTTAGGCGAGAAGAAGCCAATAAAACCGTCAAATGTATCTGCAATTTTTTCTGTTATCTTCATACCGGATTATCAAACCTCACATATGATGTGCGGGACATTCCGCTTGCGACTTCCTGCTTAAGCTGATCCCGCAGTTTCATCAATTCTGATAAAGTGATGTACTGCAAATTGCGCCCGCCGATCGAATAAGACTGAACAGCTCCACCGGTCATGCGTGCGTTAATTGCGTTCTCAACGTTCTCGAGCATTTCCTTTTTCGTTGCCATTTAATGCCTTCCGTATCCCAATAAAAAAAACCACCTCCGGCCAGTCGACTGGAGATGGCTTTTAAATACTATTGGGAGCGAGAAACAGTGATCAGCTGCCCCGCCGTTATCTTTTTTTTATTATTAAACAACCTATGATTCTTGACAATAGGGTCGTTACCAAAATATGGAATAATTCATTTTTCGCTTTCCTCAACACTTTTAAAACATGTGCCGCATTTTCTGCATTTGTGATATCGCACTGGTATGCGACTTGCATAACATGTAACATTCTTGCTTTTACATCTAGGACATTTAACAGGAACATACCGCACACCATATTCCAAGCTATCATCACTCGGTCGACCTTTTGTTTTATCAACAGGAGGCTGATCTCTATTTTTATTCAACCAATTAGGATTTCTTTCAATCCACCTCCCCATTAAATCCAAGATCCTTTCGTTTTTCTGAGCCATCCTCCGCGGTCATTCTCCTCCTGAGAAACCTGATGAACCTTGGGTCCATCTTCCTTCCGGATATTAAGCGCGCGGATAATATCCGCGGCCGCGAGCGCGTAAACCTCGGCATCCAGATAATGATTAGCCGCGGCTTCTTTCTTTTTCTGCCAAACTTCCTTTGCCTTGCCTGTCGTGCGGTTGCGAATAAGCACTTTATGCTCTGCCGTGAACTGTCTCAAATAATCTTCATCCGGATTGCGAAACAAATGCCACTTCGCGGGATTTGTTGAGGTAACCATACGGTTCATCTTGTCCTTGTACTGCGTGACATTCAGATTCCACAACACCAGACCGCCCGGAAGAACAGAACCTGTCCTTGAATTAATGTCTATCTTATTTGCCCGGTAAAACCTCCCTCCGGATATTTCCTCAAGACCTTTGATTGCCTTGGTCTTATCCCGCCAATGACGACAAAAACGATAAACCTCATCTGTCCGAAAACCCGAATCAATGCAAGTCAGATAAACGCCCAATGTCCCACCCGAATTCACACGGCGGTATTCCGTTTTAAACAAAACCTCAACAATATCTTCCCAATACTCCACACGATCCGCGCGGATCAACCATGATTCCTCCTGATATCCCCACCCGCGAATAACATAATAAAAATGATCCTTCTGAACATCTACTCCGGCCGTAAGAACCAATACCTCATCAGGTACTATCCCCTGATCGTAATCCCGCGCGAGTTTTCGTATCTTATCAACGGTAGTTTCTTCAATCTTTTCTTCCCAAACCTCCGCAAGCCACGAATTAACGAAATTCATCAACAGCTCAACGTAATCCTTTGACCGTAGAAATTCTGAGGCAATATCACTCCACGTTAGCCATGGCGAATACAATGAACTGATCCAAAATCCTCGATGACGGTTGTGATCTTTACTTTCCGACTTCCACTCTCCGGCAAGCATCATTTTCTGTTTATGAATATCCTCAATATGCTTCTTACACTTAACGCATTCATACCATGCCAATCGATTGTTCTTGATGCGTTCAGGCGATGATTCTTCTTTCGGCCATTTGATCTGACCAAATACAAACACCTGCTTCTTCCCGCAATGCGGACACGGCACATAAAACCGACGCTGATCAGATTTGTCATACTCGCGAAAAATATAACCATCGCGCGTAGTCGGCGTTGAAACCTTAACTGTCTTTTTATTCCAGAACGTCTTTTGTCTTTCGGAAGCCAGTTTGATAGGATCAGCCTCACGCCCGGAAAACTTCGGATACTTATCTACCTCATCAAGAAATAAATACCGGATCGGTCTGGAAGCCAAGTCCGCCGGACTGTTTGAGCCAGCGAAATAAAGAATCATGCGGTCAAAATGATATTCGAGCTTCGTCATATCATCGGTATTGATCGGAATATATTTGCTTAATGCCGGAGAACATTCGATCATCGGACGGACGCGGTTATAAGAAACACTCTTGGCATCATCCGCACGCGGGGAAACCATAAGTGTCGGGCCCGGATCCTGATCAATGATAAAAGCAAGCATGTTATACATCGACTCCGTTTTCCCAACTTGGGAAGCCGCCATAACCGTAATCTCATCAACATAAGGATCCGTAAATGCATCCATAATCCCTTTAAGGTATGGCGTTCTTGCGGTCTGCCACTGCCCCGGCTCCGCTGATGTTTTTACATCAAGCCTGCGAAACTGATCCGCCCACTCGCTGACCGTCATTTTGACAGGCAATACCCACTCAGCTGAGGCATACGGTACAATCGTCTTAAGAATTTCTCTTCCCAATTTTATCGGCATTTTTCTTCCCCGCGAATTGTTCAATGATGTAACGAATTTCATGATCTAAAATTTCACAAATTACTTTCGGATCCTGCTGATAAAGTTTCGGCGCTATATGTTTTGGCAATCTCAAAAATCCCGATTTAATGCCCCGAATCTGATTCTTCACAATCGAAACATGATCTTCAAACGGTATGACCTCGCCCTCTTTCTGCTTTAACTCAATCTCACTCAGCTTCGCACGATTCTTGCGATATTCCTTGTCCCAGTAGTCCTTGCCGTTGTCCTCTTCCGATCCCTGCTTTTTATAAAGCCACTTGAAAACATCCCCAACCTTAAATCGCGCGATCTCCCCGGTCGCATCCCTCAGAACAGGCATTCCCTGCTGGACATAGCGTCTGATCATGCGCGGAGATTTCTCGAAATAAACACATAAGGTCGGCAGATCTACCGTCCCATCAATAATCCCTGCTGGACGCTGACCGGACTTCTCGAATTCCTCAAGCTCTTTTAGTTCCTTGGATGAAAGCGAACCTCGTTGCAATTTCTCAACAAGGGCGATGTAACGTTTCTTTTTCGCAATCTCAACAAGGTTGCTGTTCTTTTCATCCATCTGTTTCCCTTACCGCCTTTTTGCCCGAGAATTCTTCCCATCGTTTGACAGCCACATCACAAAAAACAGGTTCAACCTCCATGGCAAAAACCCGCCGGTTTAAACGCTCCCCCGCGATAATCTGAGAACCGGATCCGCTAAACGGCTCATAGCAAACATCACCCGGAGTTGTGTGAACCCGCATCGGAATCGCGAATACTTCGGTCGGCTTAACGGTTGGATGATCAATGCCCGGATTGCGCTTCTTGCCTTCCCAGTCAAGTTCCCATACATCCGTGTGATACTCAGGCGTTGTCGGATCCCCTGAACGAAGAAAATCAACTGTCCAGACACTGCCGATAGATTTATTCTTGGGCTTATAATCCGGCTTGTCGCCTTTAATCCACATCAAAAGACACGGCTCATGCCTCCACGAATAAAATGAATACGTCAAAATAACGCATGGTTTGACCCAAACAATTTCCTGATGAATGAGAATATTGATCTCTTTGCACACCTGCTCAATTTCAGCTCGTCGCTTTGAGGCATGCCACATATAAAGAGCGGTTTTCTCCTTGATATGCTCAATGCCAACAGAAAGAAAACCTTTCATAAATGCCATCGCATCCGGAATATCAATCTCATGATAAACATTCGACCAATCACGCCCGCCGTTCGGTCTATCCTTTCCTGTGTAATCCACGCAATAAGGCGGGTCAGTCGCAAACAGACTGGCTTTATGCCCATCCATAAGACGCGCGACATCTAACGGATCGGTTGAATCCCCGCATAAAAGACGATGCTCTCCAAGAATCCAGAGATCCCCTTTCTTCGTTATCGGCACTTTGGGAGGTTCAGGAATATCATCCGGAAGAGTTTTCCCGCTCCCCAAATTTTCAACCCCCATATCGCCTACCGTCTCCCTCAAGGTTTGAAGACGCAAATTCAAATAATCATCAGCTGATTCTTTTCGCAGTTTTTCTAAAATCGGGATTAAAGCCGCTGTCCACTGACCGGCAATCTCCGCATTGTTAAGCGTCACATTCATTGCCTGCTCTTGAATTTCATCCAAATCAACCATGATCACCGAAACTGTCTCGACACCGTCCTCCTGCAAAACCTTGTACCGCTGATGGCCGGATACGATCCGCATATTGCGCTTATTCACGATCAAAAGATCCACATACCCGAACTTTTCCAAGCTGTGCTTAAGCCCCGCATAGGCTGGTTCTGTGATTTCCCTCGGGTTATACGGAGCCGGAATCAAATCCGATACCTTAACCTCTTCAATTTTTGGTTTCACATTAATTTTTGCCAAAACTTCCTCCTTTGTTATGTCCATCCATGTCCATCAAAATGCCCTTTTTGAGCGACTTGCAGACGTGTATTTTTATCAAAAAATCCTTTATTTATCGACGGTAACAGGCATTTATGCCGTATTTCGAGAGAATGTGCAAAATCCTAAAAGTGATGGACATGGACATCGTTTTTTAAACCCATCATCACTGAAGGCTCGCGCCTCGCCCGACCCTCGTCCAACCCGCCCCCAGAAGGACCCGCACTTGTTCCTTCACCAAATCCATCCAAAGCCCATGAGGATATACGCCAGCTGAATACCACAGAAGACACCAAAAAAACCTTCACATACCTTCCAAATAAAAATGTTCGCAGTGATCTTTGTATTTGACAGCCAAAACAAAGCGATGAATGCCAATGCAGTAAATACATTCCAAACCGACAGCCCAATTGATACAGTGATCAACGCATAAGCGAAACCAACCAGAGCCCTTTGCCACCATGTCTTGCCTTCACCATAGCC